CATTATCAATTTAGAGACTAAATTCTCTAAGAGTCTTCATCATCACTATCCGCCAAAAGCCACGACCAAAAGGGACGTGGACCCTTGGACTTTTTAGGGGGTTCCTCGAGGGGCTCTGGAACTTTGGCGATTGTCTCAGCCTGCGGCTGAGACTCGTTTTCAAGTTTTTCAATTTCATAACACAATTTGCGAAGGGACATATCCTGAGCAAGTTGTTTAGGGTCCTCACCCTGACCACGCATAGTGGCCAGGATGGTGGCGAACTCGATTTTGGATCGGGTCATCTCTAGTAAGTCCGAAGGACTTATTTACAAGGGGCGCAACGCGGCCCTTGGCAAAACGTTTAAAAAGATCAAACGCGTAAATTAAACGGAATTTTAGGGTTATTCAGGGCCTGTTGAAATTCAGGGTTCCCCAAGACGTGCTGACGTATCATGGGCCAGAGGTTAGGCAATTTTGAAATAGAATCGAGGTTCTCAAATTTACAGTCGTCATTTTCATCGTAATTCTTGCGGAAGGGGACGGAGTTGGCGTCCATCTTGCCCATTTCTTCTGTGAACCGTTTGACTATGTGGCGCTGTTCCACTGGGGTCATTTGCATGTTAAATACGTAGACGTGATAGTGGTTCAGAACGTCCACTCCATCCTCTACGTCCCTTGGTTCTGGTGTGTTGGTCGAAAACTTGAAGTAGGCGTAGGAGCCTCTCTTCAGGTTTATGATGCCTCGTGTTTCTTCTTCGAGTTCACGAACCGCACACCGAAGTGGGTTGTAAATCTCGCGTCGGCGACACCCGCCTGTGACAAAAGTCCATTCACGGTATCTTCTGTCGTGCACGATGAGAAAGTGGGGAACTTCATTCACTATGCTGACGGGTATGGCTATTGCTTTGTGCCTCTCGCGAGGGCCTCGGGGACTTGACATCACCCTCTGATATTTCCATATCAAAAAAGTCACGGAGATTTCCCGTACGTGGACTGTAAGTAATCAAAAACACGAGTCCAAAAAGGAGGACCCAGTGCCAGAGTTGCATCGAGACCAAGACGTAGTCTTGTGATTGTATATTTTTAAAAAATGACCTAGGCAGCGTACTGTATGCAGAAAAAAAATCTAATTTGCGTAAAGCACTGAAGCCAAACCGTTCTGGATGCGCAGCACGTTGTAGCCCACGGCGTACAGGTACGTGCTCTTGATCAGGTCACCGATGGTGATGGTGGGGGGCACGACGATGCGGTACGTGTCCAGACGGGAGAAGTTCAGGGTGCCGGTGGGCTGGAGCTTGGAGGTGTCCAGGCAGTAGCTGATGATGCCGACATTGGCGGTACCGCAGTTGACACCATTGGGCAGGTAGCCGAATGGCGTGTTGTAGTACTGGGGCAGATCCACAAAGGCTGGCAGGTGGCGGAACTCACCGATGTCCGTGCCGTTCACCTGGGTCTTGAGCATGTAATCCTTGACGGTTACGGAACCGGAGCCGGTGCCACCGTAGGTCGAACCATAATTGGCAGTCGAAAAGGCCAAGAACTTGACTGGCTGGGCCAGAGCCAGCTCCTGCATCGTCTGGGAGCCCAGGACGATCGTGCGCTGGACCTGGGTAATCAGCAGATCCTGGGGCGTGTTGGCGAAGTAGTCGCGCTCGGCCTGGTCCAGGTACGTGAAGTTGCACCACGCGATGTACTGCAGGTTGTTGTAGTTGGTGGCGTTGGCGGCACCGTTGAAACCAGTTGCGGCGGCCAGGTTAGACGACCAGGTGATGCGCAGCTCCACATCGTGGAACTGCAGAGCCACCAGGGGCAGGGACACGGACCAGTCCTTGTTGAAAAAGAACTTGAGTGGGTAAAAGCCTGAGATGGTGTTGTTCGAGTACAGCTGGTTACCGCTGTTACCGAGCAGCAGACGCTGGCTGAAGTTCTGAGCACCAGTCACTGGCTCGATCTGGGTGGAGTAGGTCACGTCCTGGGTGTCGATGACCTGGCCGCCGATCATGAACTCGATCTTGTCGATGACGTTGGACCAGTTGGTCACGGACACCAAAGAACCGTTACCGTCACGAGCCGTCAGGTACACGTAGTTGATCAGATCACCCTTCTTCTCGAAACGGATGGTGGAGATACCGCCGGCGATTGGGGCGCCCTGGATAACCTGACGCTCCACCGAGTTGGCGTAGTGGGTATAACGCCTGTAGTTGGAGCGGAAAAAGGAAACCTCAGGCTTGCCAGTCAGCCAAGCGTCCTGAGCACCAGTTGCGACAAGTTGAACGATACCACCGCTCATTTTACAATTGGTCTAGATTATTTTAAACGGCAGATAGGGGCGGGAGGGCGATCGGGTTTTTCTCGAGCTGCTGGATGGCCACGTCAAGGCACTTGGACGAGGCCAGAGGGTTGAGCTTGTCCTTCTTCTCCACGAATCTGTAAAACTCTGGACCCAGATAGTTCTGGAACCGAGCACCGTTCATATGCGAAACGGGCACCGGCTTGGACTCTGGGCGGAGGTTGGTCATGGCGCCCACCTGGTTGACTGGATCGTTGCGGACGTTCATCCCACCGGCGTTACCTGCACGATCCGGGTTGGAGCGGTTGTCGCTGCTACGCGTCAGAGCCTTGTCGGTATATGCACCACAACCACCCTCGGCATACGGCTGAGCCACGTTGTACTGGGCCGGGCCCATGGAGAGCGTGTCATTGCGCGTCGTCTGCTCGTCGCGAATGGTGCTCCGGGCCGTCTTGAGGAACTCTGGGCGGCCCTCGGCACCGGTGATGGCGCCGCCCTGACCCTGACCACGGTTCTGTGTAGGTTTGCGGTACCACGCCTTGGTCTCCTTGGCCTGGTGCGTCACCTCACCGATACCACCAGCGCCACCGCTCTTGATAAAGGAGTCCGCGGGACCCGTGCGGCCCTCGAGCGTCGTGAGGCGCTCCTCGTTGATGTTATTGGGCAGCACGCGGAAGTACTGGTGGAAGCCACCTGCGGCATCCACGTTGGAACCGACGCCCAGACCTGGGCCGATGCGACGCCGCTCAATTGGCTGAAGGTTATTCATTTTATTCGTCACATACTGGCGATTGTACAGGTCATAAACGGGCTGACCGAAAGGAAAACGGTTCGCATCTGGAGAAACGTCCTGGAGATTGCCCACCGCCTCTTTTGGCTGAAGGCGCCAGTCACCGATGCGGCGACCGAGATTCGGTGTCATGATGCGCAAGTCAAAGGCATCCTTGGAGTGATCACGAGCATTCGCTGCGAGATCAACATCACGACGGGTAATTGGTCGAGTGGTTGGCAGTGGTTTACGTCCTTGGGGCTCTTCTGAGCCCTCTGAGAGGCGCTTACCGGCAAACACAAGACCTACAACTGCGGCCAGGCCCAAAGGGTCCATCTATTAGTAATTACGTAGGATTTTTTTTAGTCCTTGTACTTTCCATCCCCCATTTTACAACAAGATTGTACCCCATTTCTATAATTTTCTTGTCACGTTCAATAGTTTTGTTATAAAGTTCATTCCATGTGAGGTTCACAGTTGGATGCTTTTCACCATCTTTGTAATCTTTATGGTCTGGGTGACCGTGCCAGTATACACCATGGAATTCATAAACAGTGTTTGTGTTTTTATCATAACCGTCAACCTTCCAGTTTAATTTAGGTATACGATATTCACCTTCTGGACTCTCAAAAGTACGTAAATCGGGAATATTCAAGCTATTTAACCATGTGTTTGCAGAATTTGATGTTCCGTTTTTTGAACATTTGGTGCAACCTTGTTTTCCATGAATATGACTGGTTGGAGTTTTCATAAAAGCACCGTGAATAGGACAAATTATTTTCAGCTTGGTTTTTTCGTTTGTATATTCATCCGGATATTCATATTTATGTTCGTGAACCTTGTGTGCATTCTCTATAAACTGTTCACGGGTCTTAACAGCCGTCTTGCTGCATTTTGAACACCCTTTACCTACTAGATGATGTTTAGGTGATTGTTTAAAAATCCCATGATGAGGACACACCATATCAATAGCAGTAAGACTTCTGATGTATTTCTCTGGATACTCATATTTACATCCGTGAACCTTGCGTGCATCCTCTACAAACTTTTCATGAGTTTTGGTCATATACTGGTAACTTGGAAAAAAAAGCTAGCGGGTCCAACCTTACTTCTTTACGTGATAACGCTGAACGAAGCGATCGTTCTGATCATCTGCGTACGTGCTGATGGGATCCCACGTCATGACGCGCTGTGGGATGGTCACGTATGTGTTGGGGAAATCGTAGCTCTGCTCTGACCACCCCTTCTTCCACGCCGTGGTCGTCTGCTCGCGAAGAGCAGAGCCCGTGTCGGCGAGGTCCTCGAGCACGACGGTCGCCGGGCCCATATGGACGTTGGGCTGGAGAATAACGGGAGCCGCATCAAGACGTGGCATTCTTAATTTTAGTTGCGAAAAAAACCAGGCTTAACGTCCGTTACCTGCGCGCATCTGCGTACGCTCTGGGAAATGGAACTGGAAATTGTCGGGATCGCACGCCCGACCGCCCTGGTCCTTGCACATTGGGGCGAACTGCTTGCCGTAGGCGGCGGTTGCGAAAGCGTTCTGGTCGTTGGGGATGGTGGTCGATGCAGTGGTGTAGAAATTGCGCTCGGCGTCGCGCACGCGCTCAAACGGGTGGATGGTGCTCCATGCCGCCTGAACGTCACCACGAACGCTAGGATACCAAGCGGCTGGTGGGCGGTCTGGATTCTCTGTGTACTCGCTCATCAACACGTTGCCCATGGGGTTGGTGACGGTCGGAAGCGTCACCTCGTCACGCAAAAGGCTGGGGGAGCGGCCATCACCGTAAGCTGGGCGAAGGAGACCGTCTGAAATGAGGTTAGACGTCCACATGTAATAAAGAACGCCGAACGCCAGTGCGCCGAGTGCAAAAACACGCGGGTCACGGTTAATAAGGTAAACTACTATTGTTGCGTAAATAATGAAACGGGTCGTCGACATGACGCGCTCCTTTGCGGACTGCTTTGCGGTCGGCCAAAAGTCAGTAAGCTCACTGGTTTTGAAAATATCCTTCACGTCCATCTGTTGTTTACTGAGAAATCTTTTTCGCAGGCTTGCGCTTTCCCTTTGGCGTCTGACGAGGGGCTGGACCGCCACCGAGCATCGCGGCAAGTGGGTTCGCCCCACCGCCACCGAGCATCTGGGACAACATACTGTTCATACCAGCCATGAGCGAAGCCTCGTCAACCTGACCGTCCGGCTTTTTCTTCATATTTTTCGCACAATTCTCTGCGGCTGCCTCGATCATGCTCAGCGTCTCTGGGGGGAACATGTTGATGGTCGTGCCAAGCATGTACAAAGTCTGGAAATACTGCCAAATAGCCGCCTTGGTCCCTTCGGTACACTCCTCGGTCTTCCAGATCTCGTGAAGATTCAGGTTGGCTACGACCGCGTTGGTATCGCAAAAGAAGGCGCCGTCCTTGGCCATCATCTGAGTTGTCCATGGCGAAATGTCCCTCATAAATTTGTCGAAAGATTCGCGATTCGCTGGAGCGGCCTGGGCCTCCTTGATCTTGGGCTCATCGGGGAAGGTCTGCGCGAGTTCACCGAGGAACTGACCCCACATCTCATTGAAAGCAGATAGGGTAGTCATTTACATTTAAAATAGCACTTTTTCCTTAAGTTAAAATGGTTCTCTCATAATCGGCTCGTGGGACCCCTGCCCCTGGCTGACAATAAAGTAAACCAAAAGACCGACCAAGAAAGCATTCTTGAAATACTCCGAGTTTTTCACCTTGCCCTCGTTGTTCATTTTGGCCTTGACAAACACATACGCCATGACTGCTGCTGCTGCAATGATGGCGGCACTAAAAGGCTCTTTGAAGTAGTGCTCCATCTTACCAGTTTACAACATCTTATTTAATAGATTTACGCGCCCAACTTCTGAATCTTAACCGGGGCGTCGTCAAACAACGTCTGCTCCGGGAGGCTGGGCTCTGTTGCAGCGGGCGTCGTACCAGGCACACTCGGAGGTGTGAGGCCGTCGGTCGTTGTGACCATGTTGTCCACACCCCCTGGAGTCTTGCCGATCTCCATACCAGAGCCGCCACCCCCACTCGTTCCCGCGGCGTCATCCGAAGTGGGCATGGCATCCATCTCATCCTGAATATCGGGAACCTCGTCCTCTTCCTGCTCGGGATCCTCGTCATCGTGATTCATGTCCAGATCCCCGCCCCCTGCTGGAAGAGGCAGGTACGTGTTCAGAATCTCGGCCGTCGGCACGAGGTCCTCGATGACGAGGCAGATGTGCTTGTGAAAACGCTTGTTGAGATCCTCGTTTCGCTCAGACTCGCTGTTGTTTTCGCTGATGATGTAAGGGCTCTCGTACAGGTCCTTGGCGCACGCCTCGTAGCACCGCTGGACAAAAACGTCATTTGCCGGGAGCTTGATGCTGATCTTCTTAGACTTTTTGTCAGTTCTAATTGCGCTTAGAATTTTAACATGAATTACAAAGACGGCCGCCAGGAGGTTCGGGAACAGAGCCTGGTTCTTCATGATCGCCTCTGTATTTTTGAGTGAAATTGAAGAGTTCCACGTCTTGACGCCACGCAGAAGCTCCTGAAAAACCCGCGTGGTGTTCTTGCCCTGGGACTCTTTCTTGGCCTCGAGCCAAATCTCCCAAAAGGCTTCTATCATGATGGGGATCATGGCATCGCACAGTTTCTTGGTGAAGCGCCGCTCGGACTCGTTGAGGATGTCCATCGTTCTGGTAAATGCGGAGCAATTATTTCTTCTTGGTCACGCGCAGCTTCTGTGCCGTCTTTTGAAGGTTCACGAGACTGGGCAAGAATGTGACGGGGTCATCCGTTTCAGCCTCTTCGTCCTGATCAATTCTGGTATTTCTCCACGTAACCTTGAGGTCCAAAGGGCCCACGAGTTCAACTTTGTAGCCGAGGCGCCCCAACTGCCGTGACATATAGACGACCGTAGCTGCCAGGTCGTACTTGGGGTACCCGACCAGAAACGTGGGGACGGTCAGGATAGCCTCCTTTTTACCCAGTTCGACAGAGTGCTTAATTTTTCTAGAAAATTGTTCAAGCAGAGCTTTGTAGTATTCTTTTTTTGCAGAGGCCCTCTTCTTTTCGGCCGCTAGCATTTCTTTGGCCGAAGCAATTTCCATCTATAATTCCCTTCTAATAAGATGGAGACGGCCCTGGCGCGGGTGACCCACTTGCGAGTTCACGTGGAGTACCGATCAGGCCACCGGGCGTGCCCTTATTCGCCTTGAGAGCATCCTTCAGCTGCTGGTCAAGATTCGCCTCTATCATTTCATAGGGCTGATACTTGTCGGGCTTGTAGCCTGGGTTGGCGGTGTCACCCGTGACCGCCGTTTCAGACTGGCTCAGAATCTGAACGTCGCCGCCGGACCCGACACTTGCGCTCACGTCATACTGGGTACCATAATACCCTTCTGTGTTGAAGAACATGAAGCGGGCATCATAAACGTTGCCACCCCGGCTCTTTATGTAGAGAGTTTCCAGAGGGTACGTTGTGGGGAGGCGCTTCTGGACCTGTTCGATGATGACCTGCGTCACGTCAGGGGAGACGGGTGCATCACTGGGGCCGGCCGGAGAGGGGCTCTCGGCCGAGTAACCAGCCCCCTGACGGCTATTCCAAATTAGAAAAAGAATTAACGCGACCAGCAACAGTATGATCAGGTCCTTCATTACCATTTGCTGCGAAAAAAGATTGATTGAAAAAAACTCTGTAAATTTAAATGGCCTTGCTGGTCTACTCTGACAAATGCAAGTGGTCTCAAGATATTCTATTGTACATCAAGACACAGCCGGCCCTCCTTGAGATTGTTCGATTTTGGAACGTAAATGATCAGGGGATACCTTCAAAGAAAATAACACGCGTCCCGACCCTCGTAACAAACGACGGGAAAATGCTGGTCGGCAAAGAGGTTCAGGTGTGGCTCGAGTCTATGGTACCTTGTGACTTTGAGTCGTGGGACGCGGGTCAAGGGGCCAACCTTGACGGTACAGACAACCCAGATATGTTTGAAATTGAACGGTACGGAGAGTCTCTACAGCCCCGCCTGACACCTGAACTCGAGGCGAGAATAGGAACGGACGTCCAGGACGCGTACCAAAAAGTTGGACAGCGCTAACTTAGAGAATTGTAAACCTTTGAAAACAAGAATGCACCTTAAGACGATTCAGGCTTCGGCCCTGAAGTCGGTCTTCGAGGTGCTCAAGGATATCATCAACGACGTCAATGTGTATTTCACCGCCAGTGGAATCCACATTTTGACCCTGGATACTGCGCGTGTTACGCTCGTACATATGAATTTGTCGGCCGATAACTTTGAAGAGTACGAGTGCCCGAGTGACGTGGTTGCCGGCCTCAACATGGCCAACGTGTACAAGCTGCTCAAGAGCGTGTCTGGTCAGGACACGCTTGATATCAACATAGTGGGCCGCGACTATATGGACCTTTTGATCGAGAACCCAGTCAAGAAATCTTCAACCAAATTCCGTCTGAAATTGCTGGACATTAACGAGGACATCATCGAGTTCCCGGACATTCACATGAATGTCGTGACCACTTTGCCCTCTGTGGACTTTCAACGCATTACGCGCGACATGGGCAACTTGGCGGTAGAGATGGACATCATTCGCGAGAATCAGACGCTCATTCTGAGCTGCAAGGGTGACTTTGCGGACCAGATGACGAGCATCGAGTTCCCTGACCCCCCAGTCAAGCGCACGGGCAACACCTTCAGCCTCAAGTACATCAACTTGTTCACAAAGGCGACCAATATGTGTTCGAGCGTCCAGCTCATGCAGGACTCTGAAAATGAAAATATGCCAATTATCTTCAGATACACAATTGCTAATTTAGGCGATTTGAAGTTCTATTTAGCTCCAAAAATTGATCCTTAAAAATTAAAGTAGATTATCACAGATGGAAGCTAGGTTTAATACAAGAATACAGGAGTGTAGGTCCCAAGATGAAATGGCCGAGTACCTGTTGGACTGCGTTCATATCATAAAGGACTATACGACCGAAGCTACCGAAGAGGTGAGTACTAAGCAGCTGCTTAATCTGAAGGTGTCGAGTCGCAAGGGTGTTCAGAGGCAGGACATTTACAAGCGGTACATGACCGAGGTTGAAGGGCAGTTTGACACGTGTCCAAAAGGTCAAGAGGACCACATGAAGCCATGTAAGGGCTGTGGGGCCATGTACACGCGCGTGTTTGATGACGTGTTGAGTGAGGAGGCCTGTTCGCAGTGCGGGACGATCGAGTACATTCTTGGAAACGAATTGGGGTTCAAGGAGGAACAGGAGATGGAGAAGAACGTCGTGTACTCGTACAAACGCGAGAACCACTTTAACGAGTGGATCAGTCAGTTTCAGGCCAAGGAGTCAACGAGTGTACCGGAAATTGTCGTTGACCAGCTTCGGTCAGAGTTCAAGAAACAGAAGATCAAAGATCTATCAGAGATTACTCACGAAAAGGTCAAGACTTTGTTAAAGAAGCTGAACTGGGCCAAGTACTACGAACACGTGCCCTATATATCGACTATTCTAAACGGCATCCAGCCACCCACAATGCCTCAGGCGCTCGAGGATAAGCTCAGGCTTATGTTCCACAAGATACAGGCTCCTTTTGAGAAACATAAACCGGCTAATAGAAAGAACTTTTTATCATATAGTTACGTCCTTTACAAACTTTGTGAACTTTTAGGAGAGGACGAGTTTTTGCCCTGCTTTCCGTTGCTCAAGAGTCGGGAGAAGCTGTACGTGCAGGACCAAATATGGGAGAAAATGTGCAATGAATTACAGTGGGAATTCATACGCACAAACTAGATAAAGAGTAAAGTTTTTATGTACTACTATAATAATAATGGACGACCTCGTCAAGTGTTCGAACTGCTCTAGGTCCCCCCAGCCCAAAGAAGAGTTCGTAAATTCTAGAAACAGGATATGTAAACTATGTAAAAAGTGTAGAGAAAAATACAATAGACAGAATTCAACACCAGCTCATAAAGAATTGGTTGAAAAATGGAGAGGAGATAATAAGGAAAAGGTTCTGGAACAGTGTAGACAGGCGGCTAACGCATGGGTTCAACGTGAAAAGGAAAAGGACGCCGTGGGATACAATGCCAAGCTTCAGGCGAGGCGCAAGAAATGCGCCACGACAAAACTAAACCAAATGAAAACAAGTGCTACAAAAAGAGATTTACTATGGGAACTTGCTGATGAGGTGGCTTTAGAAATGGTGAAATCTCCGTGTGTTTATTGCGAGTTTTTAGATCTCGACACGACGGTAAATGGTATAGACCGTTTGGAGTCATCAAAGAATTATACTATAGATAATTGCGTTCCATGTTGTACACATTGCAACATAATGAAAGGGTGTTATGATCCTATTACTTTTATCGAAAGGTGCCGAAAAATTGGTGAATGCAAGGTGGCCTTTCTAGGAGTGGCAAAATGCGATTTGCCCAAAATCATGTTGAGGAAAAAAGAAGTCAACAGTCAATCTGGTCCAGGGTCGGTGGGGCGGGCTTTTCCCGAATTATGGTTTCAAATTCGAGAGCCCCCTTCTTGTCAGGGAAGTTGATGAGGAAGCCCTCTTGCAGGTCGAGGAGCTTGAGGTAATTTTGGGTCTGAATT